GGGCTTGTCCTGCGTCTCTTCTGTCTCGCCGTTCGACACGTTTCCTCCTTTCTAGCGGGACGCGGTGCGAACGCGAATTGTGCTGGTCGTCATGCCAGCCTTCAATTCCCGCTGCGATCCACGCGGCGGTTGACTGACCGGCGGAGACGGAGGAGTCTCGTCCATCTCCGACACGATTTCCTTCAACTGCTGAGAGCCGTCGATGACGGAATTGACCATCTCGGTGACGGTCTTCTCGTCGTCGGCCTCGTTCCCCGTGAGCTTGATTTCACGGTCGCGCATCTCCTGAGCGATCAGAGAGCGAACAAGCTGCCTGTCGCGCTCCTCGCCGCCCGTGAGCCGCTTGGAGAGCACCTTGTCGAGCACGGAGTCACGCAACTGCTTGCCGTGATTCCGAAGCTCTGAAATAACGGCCTGCACGGTGTTCAGGTCGTCGGTGTTGTCGTCCAGACCGAGCAGCTTGCGGAATTCCGCAATCAGGTCGATCACGGGCTTGGTCTTCGTCGCGTCTTCCTCCATCTCGCCGACCTTCGTTTCGAACGGCGCAATTGCCGACTTCTCGATGGTCAGGACGAGAGAGGGATTGTGTGCGCGAAGCTCGTTCTCCTGAAGCGCAGAAATTTCCTCCGGCTTCACGTCTCCTCCTTCCTCGTTTTCCATTTCACTTGTGAGTGAGCCAACGAGTCGCGCACTCATCCCAGCCGTTCTCGGCCGAGCCATGTCGATGCTCTCGATCAGAAATTCCTTGATCTTCACACCCTGTCCGTGAGCTTCCTGACGCACCTTTCCGCGCCAGGAAACTGATTTCACAAGACCGCGCTTGAAATAGTCGCGAGCACGGGTGCCCGGAAGCACATATGCCTTGACCGCGAGCCTTGCCTTCTCCCCGTTCGGCGAAAGCAATTTCGCTCCGAGCCATTGAAGCTGGATCGGCGGGAATTCGTATGCATCGTTCTCGGGCTTGATGTGTCCCTGGTAGCCGACGATTGCCTCGCCTGACCGTGCCGAGTTGTTGATTTCAGACACGACGGTTTCGAACAATTCCGGCCCCCAGTACCGCTTCGACTTCGACCAGCCTGATTCGATTTGAAAAGTGGCGAACCGTGGATCGTCGTCACCATCCGTCACACGCTCGACAAGATCGGCAGGAAGCGGCACAAGGCCGGTGGGATCGCTTGTCATTTCAGCGACCACATCATCGAACTGCTCGAAAATTTCAACAAGCTGGTCGGACATGACTACCTTCTTCGAAGGGTCTTGCCGCCGAAGAGGGTGAAGCGGTTCGGCGGAATTGCCTTCATGTGTCCCGACGCTGCGCCGATGGGCTTCGGTGCCCGCTGCTTCACGGTCACTGTGCCCGGATGCTTCGACGGATCGTACGTCGGGTTGAGGTTGTTCGAGAACTGGTCGAATTCCGGTGAGAACGTCGCCACCGACGGGTTGCGTCCGAAGCCTGCACCGTACTGCGAATACAGGTTGTACGGATCGCTGACGTGGAGAATCTTGACCTTGCTCTTTGCTCTTGTCGTCATAATTCCCCCTACTGCCTAGGAATCTTCGACCTGTTGAGAGGAGAACCGGCATACGCCTTCTGTGCCGGTAGCCTCGTTGCCGCCAGCGCTGCAATTCCTTCGACCTGTGCATCGCCGGAATACTTCTGCCCGAACGTGTTCCCCGGCGGGTTGCCCCGCTGAAGCGTCCTATAGACCATCGGGTCGTACGCTCTGAGAATTCTTACCATGCTACCTCCTCTTGCCAGCCGAGGGCTTGCGGACGAACGTAATGCGAGAACCGGCAGGGATGCTTCCCGATGCCGGGTTGACCCCACCCCTTGAAATTTCCTTGAGATGAGCGATCTGCGGCATGCGAAGAGTCTTGATCCCGCCGACGCTGCCGCTTGCTGAAAGTGGCTTTGCCAATTTCCCTCCTACCTGTAGATAAAGCGGCCGTAGAAGCCAAGCGTCGGCTTGATCTTCATTATGAACCTGCGTGGCGGCTCGATGAGACGTTGGTTCGGCTTGCCCATGTTCTTTGCAATTTTCATCGACGCCTCCTACCTCCTGTCTTCTTCCACTTCCGCGCGTTCAACGCGAAAGTTGCACGACGACGGACGGCTGCGCTTTTCGACTTCTTGAGACGACGTAGAGTAGAGACGGGAATTTTCTGTCCCTTCTTCGTCTTTGTAGCCGCCCGGAGCTTGCCACGGTTCTTTGGCTTGATATAAATTCCGCTCTTCTTCTTTCTCGCTGCCACTTTACCTTCTCTCTTCGCAACGCCGCAATTTCGTCGTACAGTTCATGCAGGTAGTCCTTCGTTACGGTGTAGAATTCCGGCTCGGGGGGAGCCATGTTCTACCTCCTTCTTCGCCGCCTCCTTTTTGCTGTTGCCGCAGCGAGTTGCTTCGGGGAACGCTTGCCGAGTAATTTCCGTCTAGCCCGCTTTTTCAGCTTCAGCTTATGCGGCCGTCCGGTGCGAGGGGTATGCGGACGCGGCCTCATTGAGCCGCCCCTGTAACCGGGGTTCCCGGCTGCGGCGGGCCAGACGGAAGAGCGGGAATTGGCGGCGGGGGAGGAATGTCCTTCTTCTCCTCGGAAGGAGCTTTCATCCCCGGCAGGAACGCACGGATCGAATTCATGTAAGTCTCGTCTGAAATCTCTCCGCGAGTCCGGGCAACTTCAAGTCCCATGACTAGCTGTTGGAATGCCTGCATCTGTACGAATTCGTCGTCGGTGCGAACAATCTGCCACGTAACCTGTGGCCGCACTGGAATTAGTTCCTTGGCAACGAGAGCCATCTTGCACAACATCTGAACCGGATCAACGAAATTAATGCGCTTCCGTTCGACCTTCTTCACCAGCGGCACGGTCTGCGCATTCCTGTCCGAGTTGGCTGAACCCGAATCGACTCGCATGAACGCCCACTCCGGAGTCTGCGATGCAATGCAGATACAGTCGATGAGGAATTCCAGCAACTCTCGCGAATCTCCTAGGACTGATTTCGCTTCGAGGAATTCCGCATCTTCTTCCGTCGTGAAGAACATAACTTCCCGGCCGTTGAGATTGATTTCAGCCTGCGGGATCACAGTGGCCCTTTCTGAATCCCAAGCGGCCGGGAAGTTGTTCTTGATGAACGTTGCTACGTCGGTAAGCTTCAATTTCAGCTTCGGGGTCGAATGATACCGATGCGCCTGCAAGCTTTGAGTCAGCACGTCATGGAACGCCTGCATGAACGGAATTACCGTCTCTAGGTCTGACTGCCCCCCTTGGAGAGCCGCATCCCACTCATTGAAAACCTCGATCACCGGAACGAAGCCGTAACGGTTAGGTGCTGCCATCGAGTCCAGCCAACTGCTTGTCGTTTGATCGAAGAAGGTGTACGTGTCGCGGTCGATAATTTCAAGGACTTCGTGAACCTCGGTCTTCGCGTCTCCTACGGTCGGATCACCAAGGCTGATCACGAAATTCATGCGACGGTGGATTACAGCACGGGTGATGATGTTCTTGTTCTTTCCATCGCGCTCGATATCGACAAGATCGGGTGCGATGATTTCCAGCGTTCCATGATCCGCCTCGTCAATTGTCATAAGCGGGTCGAGAATGTCCGGCCAGCAGAGCTTGACAATGCACTTGGAATCTCTGATTGCGGCGGTGAACATCTCGCGCAGTTGCGGTGCCCAATGGTCGGTCAGGCATTCGTTCAGAAATTCCGTCTGATCCTCGTCGTCCAAGAGCACTTGCGGCAATCCGATGAAGTTGACTGTCACGTCCACGATGGGCTTCGCAAATCCGGAGCCGAGTGCTATCTCTCCGTCGTTCCGGTAGAGGCTGCGCGTAACGTCGTAATTGACGATTGAGGACTCGCCTGCCGGATGCTTCGTCGGCCAGAAGCGAGTCCCGTAATAACCGACGAACCCGCGAATTCCAGAATAGCTCATCCATGAGTACGGCGGCAGGATGCGCGATAGATCGGTCGCCACCATTTCAGTGACGGAATGCCAAGCTCTACTCAGCCGGTTCATCGTCACTCTCACTCTCTGTTGTATCGGCATGAACTGCGAGCAGACCTTCCAGTGCCTCGATCAATTGCGCCGCCTCTTCCTGAACCTCCGGCTTTGCCTCGCGAAGACGCTCGACAATTCCTTCATCGGTGAAGACGGTGCGCTCCTCGTTGACCGTATGCCGCTCCTGCTTCGATGCCTTCGGCATTCCGCCACGGTCGAGAATGTCGCCAGCGGCCTGAAGGACGATCTTGTCGTCACCTGACGAACGAAGCACATCGACAATTGCCTGAACTGCCTCGATCATGTAGCCCTGAATCAAGTCCAGCGCTGCACTCGGCAGGGCTGCGCGAAGTGCTCCGACTTCCTCGGAGATTTCGGGAAGCGACAGGATTTCACGAACCTGTGCCCGTGAAATTCCAATCACCTTGCTCATCTGCGTCTGTGAGTAGCCCGCCACCTTCAGGATCACGACCATGTTCTTGACGTGCGGAATTTCAGACGGAAGCAGGTTCGTGCTCCGTGTAATGTTCAGCTTATACTTGCGCCGAATTCGTTCCTGTTCGCGCCGTGCATCGGCTGCGCGACGATCAGGTGTAGAAAAACGTCTCTCGGTCACGTTATCTCCCCATCACGTTGGAATTCATGGCGGATGAAATCGCGCTAGGAACGTGAAGCGGGGGCTTCAATTGAGCGGCAACGGTAGCGAACATTCCTGCGTGGTGCCAGTGGTCGGGATTCTTGTTCTTCTTCCACTTCGCGACAATTGTTCCGCGAGTGTTTTCCTCCTCCACCCTGACCATCTGCAACTGCTGGTGATAGAAGCCGTTGAAATCCTTGCGCGGCATCTCCTCACCTAGCTCCCTCGCATCAATTGGCAGGATCGCTTTTCCGTCGATGTATTCCATGACGAACGTGTCGAGCGCCATCGTCTTGTCGATGTTCACCCGACCGGCCTCTCCTGAACGCAATTGATGGAATGTCGCCATCTCACTTGCCTGCTCACGATCATCCGAGAAGCCAATGCGCAGACGACCGTGGTATTTCATCGCCAAGTCGTGCGCCTTTGACTTCTCCGGGTGCGCGTCGATGATTCCGACCCAAGTGATGAGGCCAGCTAGGAATTGATCTAGCTCGTCCCATTTCCGGAAGAGCTTGATGTTCCAGAGCATCTTCCGGCCGTGCGGATCGAAGTGCCAACACCAAACATGAAGCAAGGTGCCAACGTCGATACCAATTGCCAGATAGGAGTTTGGAATCCCTCCTGTGCGGTAGCCCTGCTGCCTGCACGAATCCAGCAATTCCAAAGTTACGCGGTCGCCCTTTGCAGAGAAGGCTCGACCCATGTTCTGCTGATAGAACGACCGCGTTTTCCTCACGTCGCGATCACCGAGGAAATAGTCCTTCATAATTTCTTCGACTCGCTGCGTCGGTGAGTTGAACTG